GAAGTAACCTGAGTTGGGGACAATACTGGACCCCACTGGAAAGCACCAGCAAAAGCACCACGACTAGTAGATACTGCTGGAACAATCGCTGTGAAATCTTTTTCTACGACTGCAACGCCTGGAGATAATTGGAACGGCATTGTGGTTCTCCTTGTTAATAAGTTTTACTTTAGACAGAAATCTTGTCTACCATTTATTTAGTTTTTCTTGGTTTTCTCAAAAATTCAATGGATCTTTATCGCCATTTCCATCATCATAGAACCCAAAGGGAGTTAGTTCATCCTCAATTGCTTGAATCTGTTTCTCATACATAATAGTTCTTAGGTTTATGTTATTTAGGTCTTTAAAATACGGCTGTGTTGTAAGCCAACCAAAAAGAACTAAAGGCATAACCAAGTCATCATGATACCCTTCATCTGCTTCATAAGATCCTTTTTTCTCAATAAAAGTAGAGATTTCAGAGATCGTATCTGCATCAGTGATCAATAGTTTATTTTCTTCGACTAAAGATTTGAAGTTATGACATCCAATTCGTTTAATCTTTTTGTCAGTGTTAACACCAAGTTGGGTTTTACCCCCACCGAAACCAGCACCAACATATTGCCCTTGTGTATGACGATTAACAAACAGTATATTCTCGTACTCTAATTCATTGTATAAGATATGGGCAACCTGTTCGCTAACATTTATCTCAAGTAAGAGATATGCTTCATTGTATTCTTTACCTATTTTATACAGGATATTAGGATATAGTAAAGGACTAATATCATTCTTTCTATATTTCGCAACAATCCTATATGGTGATTCAGTAATATCAACAACCTGAAACGCTGAGTAGTCACCACCAACACCTTTTGCTACGTCAGCAACTAAACAGTATGTGTGACCTTTTTGTGGTCTTACATAAACATCTAATCCTTCTTTCTCATAGATCTTAGGATCTATTGGCATCTTAGAAATAACATCAGCATTGATTAAAGTTAAACTAGAACCAAGAAATTTACAAGAAACTTCTTGATTATATTTAAGTTCACCAAGCATTGCTTTTTGTTCAGCAGCCCATTTGTCATCACGACCTGGAATTTCCCAATAAGGAATAAACAATGGCGTAAAACCATTACGACCATTCTCAGCATCATTCCAAAATTTCCAAAAGTGATTATAACCAAGTGGTGTTGAACTTAATAGAATCTTAGTTGTTTCACCAGCAGAAATAGTTGGGTAAACAGAAGTAAAGAATTCTTCAGCTACGTTGTTAGGAATAATCGCAGCCTCATCAACGTAAAGCATGTTAACAGATTTACCACGGATACCAGAAGTAGAAGTTGCAGCAGTGAAAACTTTACTACCATTTTCTAATTCAATATCGCCTTTGTTCCAAGTAGTTACACCTTGTTGCATCCAAATAGGCAGCATCTCATACATAGTTTGGTAACGATCTAACACTTCTCTTGCAGATGGTGCTTTGTTGGCCAAGATCGCCACAGTTTTATTCGCTTGGAATAAAGTATACCATAAGATATATGCGGCAGAAGTAGTAGTTTTACCTTGTTGACGTCCTTCCATAAGGATGATACGTCGATTATTATGAATTACATTTAATTTATTTTTCTGACAATCGTATAACTTAAATAACTGAAGACCATGGTCAAGAGTAACGATATAACAGTAGTTCTCAATAAAGTAAATATAATCCTGAGCACATTTCATATACTCACGGATATTATCTGGCGTAAAATCAACAACAACACCAGCAGCTTTTAAGTTCGAATTCGAATTATATATTTCAGCCATTTATAATCCTTGGCCAGTCCACTGCTCCGAAGTAACTGTTGCAGTAGTAACATCACCTTGAGCAACATAAACTCTATTTGTTCCAGTTACTTCATTCTGTCCAACATTAGCATTAACCTGAGTAATGACACCCTGACCAGAAATTGGACCATATAAATTGAGTTTCATTTCAAAATTTAAAGTATGAGTAACAAATCTTCTATCAGTAAATGCACCATCGTATTCATCAACTACAGAAACGCTATTTAAAATAACTGGCACATCCATAGTAATTCCCATCTCTGGGATCATATTAATTGTCAATGTATATTCAGGTGTAAAAGTAGGAAGGATCTGTTCAATAATTTGCATTCCATCTTCTTGGGTTTTAGTTAAAACATAAAGAGATAAATCTAAATTATAAGGAACAGGGGTATATACAGTTGGTTTGGTTGTATTAGAAGAATCAGTTGTAATCTGCTGCATGCGATTTAACTTACGAGAAGAATCATAAGTATAACCCATAATTTCAAAAGACATTCTTGGCAGAGAAATCATAGTTGTGTTGTTTTCTAAATCAGATTGCTGATCTAAACGAACTAACCATTTTTCTTTTGGCGCATATGAAAGAGGAACTTGTAAACGCTGAATAGTATCACCATTAACAGAGTCGCCTTGTTTGCGATCAATATAAACATCGCTGAATAAACGACCGAATGCTACGATCGCCTTTCTTATAGAACCATGATAATAAACATTTCCATTAAGCATTGTTTATTTCTCCGAATGGATTATTTTCATCAAAGTTTATTACACCAGTTGCTGCAGTTTTAAATGCATCATTCTCACCAAAACCATCAGAAGATTTATTGATATCAATATCAATAGTTGTCGTTGCAGCAGCACCAGTGCCACCACCACCAATAAAACTAACAGTTGGGGCAATTTGATAACCAGTACCTGCATTTGTGATGGTTATCCCAGTAATCTTATTAAGATTTACTCCAGAAGTTCCTCTAATTGCTGTTGCCGCAGCACCGATTCCAGAAGAACTAGTAAATACAACAGTTGGAACAGAAGTATATCCTGAACCACTATTTGTTAATGTAATAGTATTCACACGACCATGACTATTCCTAGTTGTATTAGTACTGAATGTTTTAAGAGATTCAAACGCATCAACTTCAGCAATACCAGTATCAATTCTTTCTGAAGAGTACTGGAACAATTCAACTTGTAGTTTATAAACATATAGTTTACCAAGTTGATAAAATGGATCTAGATGTTGAACAAATTTAAGTTCAAACAATCCACCAGTAAGTGGAAAGTAAATTAAATCACCTTCATTTGGGCGAGAAGGAATTGTAGTTGCACCATAACGACCAACCAATTGATTCCAACGTCTACGAGCAACTACTAAAGTTGCAGACTGTTCAATCATTAAACCAAACTTCTGAATAAAAGCACCCTGACCACCAAATGAATCTACGTTCTCAAAATACATTTCGATAGGAAATGCAGTTTTAAATTGAGAAAGACGATCTTCACCTAGAACATTATCCTTAGATACTAAGGATCTTGGAATGTAGAATACCTCATTACCATAAATCTTTAATGATTCAATGATAATATCTTCAATCAGGTACTGTTCGTTTTTAGTTCCCTGAGAAAAATATACATTTACTGTAGACATTTTATCCTAAGAAGAATTCTAGCGGAGCTGATTTATTTTGTAATTCGTCTTCTAAGGTTTGAATTTCATTCATGGCTTCAGCATATAACTTATCGCCATCTAATGTTACGCCACCTGGAAGTTGAAGACCTGTAAATTTCTTTAGGTTAGTACCCCATTGACGTTTGAATTGAGCAGTAGTATAACGCTTGATCCAATTTTCATTCCATACTTTAGAAAACTCAGCTGGGTCAAGAGCACGATATGCTTGAACGATAATATAATCGCCAAACTGGATATCAGTTGCCCAGTTAATATCTAAGTATAAACGATTTTGTAAACGATTAAAACGATACAGAGTATGACCATTTAACTCTAAATCTAACAGAGCCAAATGAGACATAACAGTTTTAAAATAAATGATAGATGTAGATGTTAAATCATACAAGTCATTTAAACGCAATTGATATTGCAAGTCAAAGATATTCTTTGAAGAAGATGCTTGACCAATAGATAGTACTTTTTGTACACCATAAACCGCATCGGGAATATCTATGTATTTCTTATCATACTCACCAAGCGTACAAGGAGTTCCTGAACCAAGAGTAGCAGTAACACCACCACCAGTAATAGTCTCACCAGCAATAAAAGTACCAACTACGTTTTTAACAAGTAGTGTATTACCAGTAGAAGCAACTGAGTTTTCTCTAGTTACTGTTGCCTTTGCGCCAGATGTTCCACCAACGATTGGTTGTTCTAAACCAAACGATGCAGCATTACCTGTAGTAAGAGTAATAGTTGAAGCATGGATTTGACACTTAAGATATATTTGTTCTATACCCTCGTAGTGATATAGACGCCAGTAATCCAGCACCTGATCAATACGATCTTCTAACTGATCATCATCTACGTTAATCTCCAAAACTGGAGCACCTAGATCTCTGAGGCAGTATTGCTTTAAATCTTCTCTAGAAGCTGGAATAGCCATTTAATTACCTTATGCAGTGAATAGCGTAGACTTACCTTTGATAACAGAAGTACCACTTGATGCTGTTGCATATACAGTTAATGTTCCTGTTGCGATGGTTGCGCTAAAAGTGGTATTTGTTGCGTTAGTCTGAATCTCAGTACCAGTTAAATAATTTTCTGATAAAGTAACAGTAGTTCCATCATGAACAAACATTAGTTTTAGAACTCTATATGCAGTTCCATTTTTAACTTGCATTGTAAGCTCACCAGAACGATATGTTGCTGATGGAAAAGAATATATTAAAGTTGCTGTAGTACTAGAAGTAGTTCCAGTAAATCCTTCTTCTAGGCAAAGATCTTTAAAGTTAAAACCATTACCTTTAAATGTGCCATAAGTCCCAGAACCAATTACGTTACCTGATTCAGCACCATTTGAATAAAATTCTAATTGAGTGGAATCATTCCCCAATACTAGCGCAGCGTTCTTGTCGCTACCTTTATAATAGTGGAATCTTAAACCAATATCATATCCATTATCAGAAGTTAATGTACCACCATTGGCATAATTTAATTCAATAATTGGGTCAGTATAAGTAATAGATGTAGAAGAAACAGTAACAGTGCTACCTTGAACAGTTAAGTTACCTGGAATAGTAACACCATCTTTAGTAATACCCATTACTTTCTGTGCGCCATTACCAGCAGCATTCTTAGCAAAGAATTCTAATTCACCATTAGATGCGCCAGCAGAAGTTTCTGCTCTGATGTAAGTATATTTGTCAACAGAAGAAACACCACCAAGTGAAGACCAAGCACCAGAAGAATATCCCTCAAAAGAAACTGTGTCGCTGTTATAGCGAACCATACCAGTAGCTGGAGTCCAAGAACGCTGAGCATTAGTGCCAACTGGAACTTGTAAATAACCAAGAACAGTAATACCAGTAATAGTACCAGCAGTTGGAGTTGTACCACCAGTAACTGTAACAGTAATACTTGTTGAACTAACAACACTTGCAATTACTACGCTAGTAGGTGAATTATATAAAGTCCCAGTTCCTCCAGTTACTTTAATTTCTTGTCCAGCAGAAAGACCAGTTGTTGATGACATACCAGTAACTGTAACTGTCCATGGACCACTACCAGTAATATTTGGAGAAGTAATTGTACCATTACCAAAACTACCGTTACCCATTATTAAGTTTGTTAAACCAGAGAACGTAGTTACTGTTCCACCAAGAGAAACAGCAGTAGAACCAAGAATAACTTGACCAGCTGCCCAAGTAGGAGAATAACCAGCACCAGCTGATTGTAAGAACGTACCTGACGCACCAGCAGTAATAAATGTAGTTAAAGATGTATCAGATTGAATCAATAACTGACCAGCAGAACCACCAGTAATATTAGAAGCAGAAGTAGCAGTGGTAGCATTACCAGCAGTAACAGAGGAAGCGTTAACCCAAACTGGAGAACCTGTACCACCAGAAACTAAAATTTGTCCAGAAGTACCTGCAGCAGAAAGAGCTAAACCAGAAGCACCAGAATAAGCAATTGCACCAGCAACACCACTTAATGACGAACCAGTACCACCATACGCTAATCCAACAGCTGTACCAGTCCAAACAGAACCAGTACTAAAAGTTTTATTGAGAGCAGTTTGGGCAGTAGTAGTGTTCAGCATAATCGCTGCGCCACCACCAGTCACACCATCGTGAAGTCGGATTGTTTTTACATCTGTATCGATCGAGATCTCGCCATTTGCCCCAGTGAACGCATTGTTCTGGGTAGTAGTTCCTCGTCTAAATTGTACTTGTGTTGACATAGTCTTCCTCTATTTTTGTATATTTATGCCTGTGCTTCAGACCAGAATAAGTTAATGTTAGTGTTAGAAGTAGATGTTGAAAGATTCTTAACAACTACCGCAAGAACGTCTGGACCATCTGGATAATTTGAATAACCACCAATGGCAGAGTTTGTTAATTCTTTTAGGTTTGACAAGTCAATCTGCGCAAACCCTCCAGGTTGACCCAATGTACTAAAGTTTTGTTCACCTGGAGTTGCTGCAGTAGTAGTACTTGTAGAAACTTGAGCAAACGAAGGTTGAGAACCTAAAGCAACAGTATTAACCGCATTCCAAGTTAATGATGAAGCATCAATATTACCTGGATTTAAAATACCATATACTTGAATAGACTGATCACCCTGAACTTGTAACTGCTGAAGTAGTAACTGTGCTCGGTTAATAAGGTCGCGATCACCGAACTGACCAGCAATTGAGTTTGATACAGATGGCGCTAATCTTAAGAAGAACGCAGTCTTAGATTGTCCTGATGTTAACGAAATACCAGTTGCAGCGTAGTTAAAGTAGTAACCACGATCAGAATCAAAGCCACCATCCATAATATAAGAAGAACCCCAGTGGTTAACGATTGGTGAACAAGTACAAGTAATTAAAGTTACTGCAGTGTATCCATTACCAACAGCATGACTCGCTGCAGCGCCACCAGAGAATGTCTTATTAGAACCACCAACGAACATTGAGAATGATGCGCCACGAGTACATCCAGTTAAAGTATTACCTGTTTTACCAGTGTAATTAATATATTCATTTTCAATAAGAATGGTACCACCAGTAGCTGGGAAACGAGAAGCATCATATAATACAACTGAGGTAACAGAACTATTCATGGCAGTTGCTAAACGATCTCGAGCAGATTCATTAATCGCTTGATAGCGAACCGCACTGTTACCAGTACGCATATATGCTTCATCATTTACGTTATTTTGTTTCATACGGTGAACAGGAATCATATTACCATCTGGACCACGTAGCATGAAGTCAATAAAACCAGCACCATACCAAGAGAATGATACTCCAAGCATTTGCATTTTGTTTAGGTTAACTGCATAACCAGAAATACCAGTGCCATCAATTTTATCAAAGTTAAACTGAGATTGTGGAACACGTGTATCAATAACCTGAGCAATTTTAATACCTGAAGAAGAATTAACACCACGATACTCTGGGTTGATAGACATAGTAGTATCATCAGTAACAGAACCAACACGATACGTCATACCACGAATAACAATACTATCACCTTGCTTTAACTGTTGAGTAAAACGAGTTGAAGTGCCAGTAATTGATTGAGAGCCTGGAGTAACAGAAATAAATCCTGATAACTGATAAGTCGCTGAACGCTTAACAACTGCTAATTCTTGTCCGTCATATTCCCAGAATAATCCGTTTTGATCATCGAATGGACCGCATCGAGTACTTGCGCCGATCCAATTCTTAACAGTAACACGTGGTAAGTTAGTAATAACAGCAGTAGTGCTACCAAGAATTGCTTGGGCATTAACTGTGAACGTAGATTCGTTAATAATAGAAACTACACCATATATACCATTGTAACCAGAAGTAACAACACCTGCAATCTCAACAGTACAACCAGCCTGTAGACCATGGTCAACTTCAGTTGAAACTGTGATGGCTGAACCAACAGTTGTAGCAGCTGCAGAGATTTGGTCAAGGTTTAGAACTGGGTTGAATAAAACACCAGAAGTCCAAAGAATACCTTTACCTGATTGGTAACGCATATACTTTTTAGTTTGACGAGCAACAGAAGCTCCATGCGAAGGAAGGAATGTACCAATATTAACACCACCATCGAATGGTCTGTGTTGAACATAAGCATCAGAACGAGTGAATGTATTTGCAACAATACTAGAGTTTTGTACTGCGCCACCAACTCGAGCAGTAAACGTAAATGTAGTTGCAGAAGGTACTGTCTCAACGAAGAAGTTACCACTCATTAAACTGTGGTTTGTTCCACTAGAAGTAACTACGTTAACAATAGGTGCACCAGCAATTAGACCATGGTTTGCCGCTAAAGTTACTGTAATTTTTGAAGGAGAGTTACCATCAGAAGTATAACCAGTAACTGGTAAATTAGCACCAGCATAGAAACCACCACGACGTGCGTAAGTAGACTGGTTAAAAACAGAAGTTCCATTAGTTCCTACAATACCTTTAGCAAAGTAAGTAAACGAATTGTTATCAGGAACAGAGGTAATAACGAAAGCACCTTCAGCACGAGCAGCAGCAGAAGTTCCTGCACAACCGAATACAATAACTGGAGTTGCAATTGAGAGACCATGCGCCTGTGAAGTAGTAACAGTCATAACAGATGGGTTACCACCATCTGATGTAATATTAGTTACGAATAAGTCAAGACCTGGTTTTTCGTAGATACCTGGAATACCACGGATATCTGAATAGTTCTGCCACTTAGTAGGCTGTAAACCATATTCAAAGTCAGCGTCAATTAATGATTGTGGATTAGCAACACGTTGGCGTTCAATAGCATCAACACCAAAAGCATATGGGCGAGTAATGTTACCAACATATTTTGGGGCATCAGAATAAATCGCCAACTTATCAGTTGACAACATTGTTGAAGTATCAGCTGCAAAAGTTACAGTAGTTACACCAACCTGTTCAGAATACTGAGCAGTACCACCCATAAAAGTAGTATCGGTAGCATCGTATGCGATTGTACCATTCTTTGTTGGGTCACCAATAGCGTAGATGTTTGTTTGCTGAGTTTTATTTGCAATAATCAAAAGCTGAGTTAAGTCAACTTTACCAGGAAACTTAACAGTTCCTGATCCCGCTACGTTTGGAGAGAAAATATATTTTTCAACTAACTGACGTGCCATGTTATATCCTTAGAATCCGAAAATAATTGAGTAACCAAGATAATCTGATTTTACAGATTGATCAAGGTTGTTAATAGAAACAATACCATCTAATCGCAATACACCGCAATCATATGAAAGTGGAACTGAGCCACCGACTGAGCCAAGATCTTCAGTAGCAATAATATTGCTATCATATGTATATCCAAGATCTGACGTTGCTTGCGCTGCGAAAACTGCAGAAGAACCAGAAGTACCAGTATATCCAATTTGAATACCACCACTAGTATTAGTAATTTGAATATATGAACCAGCACTAATTCGATTCAGAGTAAATCCATTTGAGGAATTACCAATTAAGATTTGACCAATCTCTGGTAGAGTTGTTTGGCCAGTGCCACCCTGAGCGATACCCAATTGAGTAGTCAGAGTTAAAGAATTTAAAGTTGTATCACCAGCATTAAGCGTGCTACTTAAAGTAGTTGCACCAGTAACACCTAATGTTCCACCAATAGTAGTATTACCAGTAATCCCCATAGTTGAGGAGAATGTACCAGTTGTACCAGTAATACCAGCTGCAACAATACTAGCAAGAGTACCAGTAATTACTTCAGAAGTATTAGTTGTATTTAATAGGAAACGAATATCACCAGTTGATTGTTTGTAACCAATGAAACCATATTTGTTGCCACTAGAATAGTAGTTAAATTCTAGTCCACGATCTTTGCTATCATTAGAAGATAGAGCGCCACCACCAGAAGCAGTTCCAATTCTAATAATCGGATCAACAATAGTAGTTACTGTTGAGTTAATTGTCTCAGTAGTACCATTAAGTGTGATATTTCCAGTAACAGTTAAGTTACCACCAATGGTTGTATTTCCAGATACTGATAAATTTTGATTTAATGCTGTGCTACTAGTAACAGTTAATGATCCACCAATACTAGTTGAACCGCTCAGTGTTAAACCATTTGCTGAAATATTACCAGAACCTAATGCTAATGAAGATCCAAGAATAATATTATTTAAATCTGCACGTGCGGTCTCATACCCACCAGCATGTGTTGCATCATGGATATGTAAAGAATTGTTACTGGTATTAAGTGTGAGTTCTCCACTGGCACCAGTAAACGATTGATGTTGAGTAGCAGTACCTCTTCTAACTTGTAATTGAATAGACATATATTATTCTCTTATACTATTGAACCGTGATCTTGCACAGTCATAACTGTTTCAGTGATATATCCAAAATCATAAGGAACAACACCCGAAGCAGTAGAACCACTTGCGCCAGTAACAGCAACAGTACCATCACTAGCAATTTGTAAACCACTACCAATTTTGATACCACCAAGTACTGAAGGTGATGCGATAGGTAAAGTATAACTTCCGCCACCACCTCCACCAGAAGAAGCAGCCCACTGAACACCAGATCCAGTAGATGTTAAAACATAGCCACTTGTACCAGTACTACCACCAACAGTTAATGAACCAGTAATTATTGGACTATTTAGTGTTTTATTAGTTAGTGTTTGAGAATCAGTATTTGTAGTTACAACTGAAGTATCTACAGAAATAGTACCAGTTGTAGTAATTGCACCAGCAGTAGAACTTGTTAAACCAGTACCTGCTGAGATAGAAGTTACTGTTCCAGAACCACCGCCAGAAGCAGTAGAACTAATAACACCATTACCATCGATAGTGATAGATGAACCATCAACTTTAACAGCACCAAATGCGCTTGTTGTTGCAACAGGTAATCTAGCAGAAGCGATAGTACCAGTAAGATTACTTGCTGCTAATGAACCAGAAAGGGTTGTTGCGCTGAATGTTCCAGTTAATGCTAAAGTGCTAGTACCAGAATTCCATGTTAGAGAAGTAAGTGGACTAACCGCAGTTGTTGAACTTGCGTAATAAGTTAGTTGACCAGCAGTACCTGTATTAACAGTTCCTGAACCAGATCCGCCACCTCCGCCTGTTGAACTAATAATTCCATTAGCATCAATAGTAATAGAAGAACCATCAACACGAACCGCACCAAGATTAGTTGTGGATGCTTTAGGTAAGTTAGAAGATTGGATAGTTCCAACGATATTACCAGCAGTAACAGAACCAGCTGAACCAGTAACACTACCAGAGATTGGGTTTGTTACTGTTAGATTGGTTAGTGTACCAACTGAAGTTAAACTTGAATTAACTACGTTCGCAGCTAATGTTGTTCCTGTTAATTGACCAGCTGCGGCAGCACCAACTGCTGCAACGGCAGAAATAACACCACCAGTAATTGTAATAGATGTACCATCAATCTTAACAGCACCAAGGGTTGATGTAGTTGCTGTTGGTAATCTAGCAGCAGCTAATGTGCCACTAGAGATATTTGAAGCATTAGTTGTATCAGTGGTTGCTGAAGTAGCAAGACCAGTAATTTTGCTACCAGCTAAACTTGTAATCCAAGTAGGGTTAGCATATGATACTGTTGTATAAACACCATTAGTAACAGAACCAGCATTTCCAGTAACGCTACCAGCAATAGGATTAGTAACAGTAAGATCTGTTAAAGTTCCAAGAGAAGTTAAACTAGAAGTAACTACATTGGCAGCAAGAGTAGTTCCAGTTAATGCGCCAGCAGGAGCAGTAAGTCCAGATTGCGTGACAGATATAATACCAGTAGAAATACCAATGGTAGTTCCATCAACTTTAACTGCACCAAGCTGAGTAGCTGAAGCAGTGGCTAAACCAATAGTTCCACTTGTATTAGTGATACCAGAAGTAGAAACAACTGGGATAATTACACCACCAAGCGTTGTAGTATTAGCAGCTGGTAAACTATATGAAGTTGCAGCAGCAGCCCACTGAACACCAGTACCAGTAGAAGTTAAAACATAACCAGAAGTTCCAGCACTAGCACCAGCAGTAACAGTACCTGTTAATGTTATGTTGTTCGCTGTTGCGCTATTAACAGTTGGACTTGTTAAAGTTTTATTTGTTAAAGTCTGTGAACCAGTTAAAGTTACAACACTGGTTGTGCCAGTTAAATCAGCATATGCACCACTGAATAATGTTGGTTTGTTTAATAAGTCGGAATATGAACCAGTGGTAGCAACAGTGGCTAATGTTGGAGCGCCAGATAAACTTGTATATGCGCCATCAAAAACAGTAGAAATTGTTCCAGCAGTAACACTTAAACCAGAACCAACAATTACACCACCAAGTGTTGAAATGGTTGCAGCTGGTAAAGTATATGTTGCTGGCATTGCTGCCCAAGCAACACCAGTACCAGTAGATTTTAAATAATATCCATTAGTACCTACTGAACCACCAGCAGAAAGTGTTCCTGTTAAAACTGCATTACCAATAGATGGTGCAGTTAAAGTTTTATTTGTAAGAGTTTGAGAAGCAGCAATCTCAACTAATGTTTTACGACCACTACCACTACCGATAGTAAGAGTACCGATAGACGAATCATAAACTGCTGAAGCAACATCAGTCTGGCTAGCAGAAGTTGCTGTTGGTAAAATTAAAACGCCAGTATTAAGGGTTACAGTACCCTGATTAATACTTGGTGTAGTAAGAGTAGGGCTTGTGAGGGTTTTATTTGTTAGGGTTTGGGAAGCAGTTAGCGTTACAACATCTGAGTTATAAGCAGAAAAGGATTGGATTACATTATTAGTATTTTTAAAATACAGTGCGCCATCAGCATAGTTTAATGCCAATTCACCGTAATCCAAGTCAGTCGCTGTTGGCTGTTTGCCTATAACAGACGACTTCTTGAGTAAAACTTTATTACTCATCCATATCCCTAAAAAGGTTATCTGGGGATAAAAATCCCCAGTATTATACTATATTTAGTTAGTACGTACCACCATCAATTTGGAAACCATCCAAAGTTGATGTCGCAGCGCCAGCACCAGTAATATTGGTACCAACGTAGATTGATTTTGCAACAGACAAACCACCACTCAATACAACTGGGGCAGTTCCGAGAGCAGAAGCATCAGTAGTAGAAGTGAATGTTACATTACCAGAAGCAGAAACAGTAGTACCACTGAAACTAGAAGCAGTAATAGTTTTGTTACTTAACGCTTCAGTACCTGCCAAAGTAGCAAGAGTACCACTTGTTGGTAATGTTAAAGAAGTAGAAGCAGTGGCTGTTAATGTAATACCATATGCACCACTAGTAGTTAACGCACCTGCTAAAGATACGTTACCACCAAGAGTAATAGTATTTGATCCGTTATTTACACCAGTACCACCATAAGTAGCACCAATTACTGTAGCATTCCAAGTACCAGTAGCAATAGTACCAAGAGTAGTAATAGATGTTTGACCAACATAACTTGCAGAAATATCAACAGAGTCAGCAAGTACGCTAATTCTGTTAGTTGTTCCAACTACGTTTAGAGTATTGCCAGACTTAGTTAAACCATCACCAGCGATAACTTGACCAGCACCAGAGAACTGAACAAAAGTAAGTGCAGTACTATCAATAGTTACTGAGCCATCAGTTGTTAATACCCAACCAGAATCTTGGTTTACTGTACCTTCTTCAACGAAAGTAAACATTCCTGGAGTAACTTCACCAGACGGAGAATTATCCGCATCAGTGGCACGAGTCAATACCCAGTTTGTAGAAGCAGTACCAACAGTTGTAACAGTATAGATACCATTATTTGCTTGTGTAGTTTGATCTTTAACAAGAACACGATCACCAGAAACTAAAACAACCGAGTCAATAGTAATTGCAGCTTGTGTACCAGAGTTAGTAAGAGTTTTACCAGCACCAGTACCAGAAGCAGTAGCAGTTAAATTACCAGTAGTGGCAACACGAACTGAATCTTTAATATCCAGTGCTTGCTTAACTGAGTCAACATAACCCTTAGTGGCAGCATCAGTAGTTTGAGTTGGAGAACCAACTGAAGTAATACGGAAACCACCAACGTCAACAGTACCTGTACCAGTTGGTGTAAGGTTAACGCTTTGGTTAGAACCACCAGCTGCGAAAGTTAATGAACCAGTACCAGTAATAGAACCAGTTGTAGATCCAGTACCACCATACGCAACACCAACAGTATTACCGTTCCAAGTAGAACCAGTAGATAATGTTTTATTAGTTAATGTTTCAGAACCAGCAAGAGTTGCTAAAGTACCAGTAGTTGGTAGAGTAACAGTTGTAGTATTTGTTGCAGTTAATGTTACACTGTAAGCACCTGCAGTAGCAAGAGTGCTTCCATCATATAGAGTTAAAGTTGCGCCAGTTGCAGGAGCAGTAAACGCTACTTTATTAATAGAAGTAGCAGTTGCAACACCAAGAACTGGAGTAATTAGAGTTGGTGTATTAGCAAGAACAACTGCACCAGTGCCAGTTACAGCGGTAATACCTGTTCCATTAATCTGGAACACATTGCCTGTTGCAGCAGTATTAAATGTCTTGTTAGTAAATGTATCAGTAGTAGCACGACCAACTAAAGTATCTGTAGAAGTTGGTAGAGTTAATGTACCACTGTTAACAATAGTAGAAAAACTTGGTGATGTTAGTGATGGGCTGCTAGCAAAAACAAGAGCACCAGAACCAGTCTCATCTGAAACTGCAGTTGCTAACTGCGCAGATGTCATAGTAATGGTGTTAGAACCAAAACTAATTGTCTTGTTAGTTAGCGTATCAGTTGTTGCCTTACCAACTAAAGTATCAGTTGCAGCTGGTAGAGTTAATGTACCAGAAGCAGTTGCTGAAGCAACTAGAGTAGTTGTACCAGAAGTAGAGCCAGAGAAATTAGCACCAGCAGAACCAATAGTTGGAGTTGTAAGAGACGGACTTACTGCTAATACATTTGCGCCAGAACCAGTATTACTTGAATAACCAGTGTATTCATATACCCAAGTCTCAGTTCCAGTCGAAGCAACAGTAAACGTCGCCTGAGTTCCACCAAGAATAGTAGCAACAGCACCTGATGCTGAAGTTTGAATTGTTAACGAACCAGTACTATTATTGGTAATAAAGAATTCTTGACCAACAGTAAGGGTAGCAGTAGAAGGTAACTTAACAGTCTGAGTAGTTGAACCAGTAAAAAATTGGTTAGCCGAACTAGAAGATGTTAGAGTAGTTGTACCTGCACCAGTTGCAGTAGAAGTATACCCACCAGCACCGATAGAAGAAATTGTAACTGTTTGACCAGATACAGAAGTGGTAATACCATTACCACCAGTAAAAGTTAATGTCTGAGATAGTAGAGCAACAGAACCAGTAGTAGAACCACCAGCTGCTAAACTTAGAGTAGCAGCAGAAGCAGCCCAAGTAGATGTACCACTACCATCAGTAGTTAAAACATAACCATTAGTACCAGCTGATCTTGGTAATGTCCAAGTACCAGCAATCTGGACCATACCAGTGCCATTTGGATTAAGTACTAAATTACCATTTGTATTAGTTGTACTTAAAGTATTACCAAGTAATTGAGTATTACCAACTAACCATTTATCGATTGTACCAGTTGCTGATAGAACTGGGATTGACGATGCGCTAGTAGTTAATGTACCAGCAGTTGATGCGTCGATTAAACCAGTATAGTAAGTACCACCGATTACGTAGTGGTTTACTGCGTTACCTGAAGTCTCTGCTCCAATACCGATGTATAAACGATTACCACCTGATCCACTGAAGGCTGAATACGCTAATTCACCTGCGCCAAGGGTACTAGGATTACCTGCTGTCGATGAACGCTTTATTCTAATTATTGATGCCATCTTTTATTCTCCGATTAAAATTCGCCACCTTCCATATTCTGCGCATCTAGCGTAGTGGAAGCTGTCCATTTATTTGTATTTGTTTTGTAAACTAGTATGGACCCGTTTACTTTACCGTAAGTAGTAATATCGACATCGGCGATATTTGAAATCGATTCAACCACAGCTGGCGCAGCTAAGTTTGTCGATGAAAGTGTAAGAACACCTTCTGAAACTGCGACCGATAATGCTTGGTCTGGGGTTACAACTGCTACTGTATCTGCCATTATATTTGTGTTATCTGTGGGGTTATAGTTACGATACCTTCTACAACTCTGGTTTTAGTACCAGAAGCAGAAGTGATCTCCACGTCATATAGCCATCTCCCTGCGGGAATAGCTGAAGAAGCTGAAGCGGATAGTTGGAGTCTCACTTTACCGTTAGCTGCATCATAGACTGATGCGGTAAATGCGTATGCCGTGGATGAACTGTAGGACTTTCTCATTTGAGAAGCTACAGTATACCCACCTAAATTCAGAGGTTGTCCGTTGGTTGAACTTACAGTAATTATGTTACTGTAATCGCTTCCAGCGTCCACGAAAAGATTGCTAATAGTAGCCATTGACCCATCCTAAACACTATTCTTATACATCTTTATTTATAAGATACGGAAGTTGGGCTTTGCAGATCGTTTAGATAAACATTTGAGTAATCATTGAGGAGAAATATCCATTTATGACCAAAGTTAGAAAGATTCGATGTTCGGTTTAATTTACTAAATGCAAAATCTTTATTTGTAAATTCTCCAATAAAATCTCGTAACTGCCAGCGTTCATCTAGGTATGTTCCATCTCGCGATTGAGGATCTTTATTAAAAAGAGCCCAATTCTGAAAATCATCAGTATTAAAAAAAGAATAAACCCTCTTAGATTTATCTGGTCCAATACCTATGTATCTATTGCTATTTGTACTATACCAATTACAGCAGAAACCTACCCAAAATCTAAGATCATGTATAGTCTCAAGTTTTCTTGGGCATTTCTTAATTAAAGTATCAATAAATTCTAAATTATTTTCAGCAAGAACTGATTCATAAGGTTTATCCCAATAAATTTTTACGGGATCTTCAACAGGATTTTTAAATATCATCCAGGTGTCAGGCATATTGGTCTTAATTTCTGGGTAGAATATATTATTCCCCATACATCCTGTTACTAAAATTTCATCTTCTGGGATATTAAAATTCTCGTAATACTCTAAATTTGTATGAATATCATACTGGAACTTATCTTTTATGTAGCGATCAAATATATCTCCAGACTCTATCACAGAACTATATGTTCCATAAACTTTTATTTGAGACTTGTCATTTGCGTACTTGTATAATGTAAATAAAACGAAAGTACTATCAATCCCACCACTCCAGGAAACATTAATAGGTTTACCCATAGAAAGCAGTTGTAATGCTCTTTCTTCAGCAATTTGATAAAACGATTTATTAAAATAAGGATTTATTTCTGGTAGAGGAAATCCTGAAGAATCCACATTTAAATAATGTGGGATAGAATTAGATCTATCATAAAAGAATTTAAATGCTGGGAAGTTATCCTTATGAGACTCATATATCTCTAGAGCATTTTCAGGATAATATTCTTCTGGAAGTTTACCTTGAACTAATAACTCATCTACTATACGTTTATTACAAGTTAATATTTTTTTCATATATTGTCAAATCAATTTTCCATTTAATAGAATCATATTTTCTAACAACAGGAATTTGGTGTTTTTGTATAATAGAATAATCAATTTTAGATAATAAATTTAAATCCTCTATGAGCGATTCAGGAACTTGGGTAAAATCACCCTCAAGAGTATTCGGATCTGAATTCAAAGAATTATAATAATATACTCTATGAACATAATGCCAATCTGGATCAAATTCATTATGGAAAACTGACCAAATGTTTCCATCTAAAAATGGTTTCATACGGCAACGATAGGAATAATCTTTTTGGCTTTACGAGTTTTTTCTGGTTTGCCATTTTGCCACCAGTAAATATCTTTGCGATCTTCCCGTTGTGGACCTTCAATGTATCCTGGAATATAACCACCAGTCATACTTTCAATCGCAACAGTAAACACTGTAATGTTATCACTGAATGCATTATTGCATGAGGCTTCCCATAACTCTCCAGTCAAAAACAAACATGCACCTTTGCATATATGAATAACTGGGCAGTTTGGACATTCTTTTCTATCGCTCCAGTGAGTTCCTGTTTTAATATCAACAGAATTTAAATCTGAGATATGACCAATATGGTGGGAGATGCCAGAAGGATTATTAGATACTGTGCTTACATTTTGACAAGTAATTACGTTACCGTTCAGATCAAGAGCAATTTGGTCGGGTTGATCCATACCACATTTTTGGCCAAGCATAGTTAATGGGTAACCATCTTTAATTGAATCAAAAAATCCTTTTACCTTTTGATGAATGGTTCCAAATTTTAATGCATTACCTGAACGCATATCATTTAAAGATACATTTCTGAATTTAATGTCTTCTTCTTCATCTAATAGTGAATTTGCAAGACCACCCTCATCATAAGCATCAACAAAAGTACCCTCACCTATACCAAGATCTTTTAGATATTCTGGACCAATTTCATTAACAACAAATTTTGTAAAATAAGATTCAATATCAACACGACTAATATTTTTACTATTAATCATAGAATTAAAACTAAATTTATTTTTTGGTGCAAGTCTTTTGTACAGATCTATAATACCTGCTTTAGAAGCTGGATCTTCTAGTGGATCTGGACCACGAACAAATTGTCCTGGACCATCATGTGATACCGAAACAGAAAAACCAATTTCTTGTAACCAATCATTCTTTTCGTTATCAAGTAAACTACCATTAGTGATAACACCAAAATCGGAATTTGGATATTTCTTTCTGAGTTGCTCTGCCAATGGCTTCATTGTTTTCCAATAAACAAATGGTTCACCACCCCAAAACTCAAACTTTGTTCCTGCACCCAATCCATCATCACCACCCTCGTACCATGTTGACATATTCTCAACAAAAGGAGTTACATCATCTGGATTAGTTGAGTCAGCATGAGGAACAAATCTTTGATTACAATAATCACATTCAAAATTACAAGAAAGACCAAGTTGGATCTTAACAACTTTAAGATCTCGTTTGCCTTTATGAATTTTAACTTGTTCTAATGGGGTAGTATATTTTGGAACGGATGGGATTACTGGTGTGCCGTCTTCCCATGTTAATTGACTTAATGAACTATCGTAATTCAAATAACGAGTTTCATTTTTAATTGGATGCCATGCTGTAATTTTAAACTGTGCCATTATCTAGTCCTCAAAATTGATTCTGGGAGTCAAGCTCCCAGAATATTTATAGTGTATTTAAAACTATTAAGAGATAGTTTTAGTATATGCCGTTACATTATTCCATTTACGGAAACCAGCTTTAATTTCAACTTCATCACCAGCTGACATACCTAGAGTAACAACTTTGAAAGATCCTGTTCCGTTAGTTAAAGGAACTTTAACCAATGGAAGAATACCATGAACTTGATCAAGGTAAACGAAAGATACTCCTGGAGTAGTTTCAACAGTAATAGTTGCTGTTGAATCAGCAGAAATTGTAGATGGACCAGTTAATGTAATTGGTGAAATTAAATCGATAGGTTTAGCAGATCCTGTCTGGATAGCATTTTTAGCAGGAGAAGAAGGATCGATTACTACTGGAATAGTTTTACCTGTTGCTGTATATGGAGTTTCATCAATATTAATTCTATATGTAAAGTCAGTCATATTTGCGCCTTCAGTATAAGGAACAAATATTTGGTAAATTGCTGACTGGTTATTGCTCTTATCAAAGAAATTACCTTTGTTCAAATATGTAGAAGCAAATTGATCTTGAATTTGTAGAGGATTAACTGTAATTGGACCAACAACACCAGTATCAGAGGTAATGCTATGTGAGTAAAAGTCATCATGTCTAACTGTCCATAATGAATTATCGCACATAGATTTTTTTGCAATAAAATCAGCTAATTCAATTTTATGCCAAAAATAAATTTCTTCAGGATACGTTGGTTCTGCTGGAGAACCATCTTCATTAACTCCAATAACTTCTTTTAAATATGAACATTTAATTTCAAAATATGATGGTTGAACATCGACATAAAATGTTATTGGATTGATATTAGAATCTGAAACAACGGCATCTGTTGGTGTTATTAAATCCTCATATAGAGAATTGGTTACAATATTTTTATAAATCTTTGTCATAGGTTTCTCTTTTTAATTAGCAATTGCAATTACAGTTACAGTTATGGCAATTCTGGTGATAGTAATACATATCCATAGCAGAACCTTGATCAAGATACAACTGAGCAATTGAGTTTTGACCAGCGTTACCGCAGTTACCTTGTTGACCAGCAAAACGTCCAACACCATAACAGTTAGATTGACGTGTTTTAGTATTGTGAGGCACCCAACCACCATAGTTACCTAAGTTATTAGAGAACTGTGACAGTGAACCTGGCCAGCCACCACCAGCAATGCTTGCATAAGCAACACTAGAAACGATAACTCCGCCAATGTTACCCTGAACAGAAGTAACAGGAACAGAAACAATAACAGCACCAGTGCTACCTTGAACAGAAGTTACGTTTGCGGCAATAGTTGGATTACCAGAAACACCATCTCCATTACTAACAGAGATACCAGCACCAGCAGTAATTGTACGACCAGCAGCAGTACCTGCGCCAGTTAAAGTAGCAATACCAGTGGAAACACCAGAAAGAGCAGCTAACTGAGCATTATATGCTTGTACGTCAGTACCGATTGTTAAACCAAGTGTAGAACGAGCATTAACTGCTGCTGCAGAACCAGCAAGACCACGCATGTACGATGTAAAACTATGGGTGGAAGCAGTACCAGATCCAGTAAAATATGGTGCAGTATCAGCAGCAGAAGTTACGCCAGCAAGAGCATTACCAGTTGCAGTATAGGCTTGAACATCAGAACCAATTGCTACACCAAGAGCAGTACGTGCACCAGAAGCAGTAGTAGCACCAGTACCACCACCAGAAATTAGAACAGTATAGTTCAAACTTGCAGCGATAGAAGCAGTACCAGTTAGAGCAGCGGTAATAGTACCAGCAGAAAAGTTACCAGATGCATCACGAGCAACGATAGTATTTGCAGTATTTGTAGCAGCAGCAGAACGAGCACCAGAGTTAAACGTCAGAGTATCTGAGTTTAAACCAGAAGCAGCTGCATATCCAGTAACAGTATTAAGTTTTGCTAATACGTCCGCAGCAGTATAACTCGCAGCGGTTTGGCCGAGAGCGATCTGAGTAGAAATATTTGAGAAGTTTGCGTCGACTTCAGCGTTGGTAAGAGGGCTACCTTTGGTAGATCTTAGCGTAATCGATGGAGCAGTTATAGATGCCATTTAAGTTTCCTTAGTCAGTCTTATTTAGTAGATACCAGCTGTTTGAGTAGCTGTTTTATATCTGATAATTCATTCTTTATGTTATTTATGTCTTCTGTATGTTGAGAAATTTCAGCTTCTCGGGCTTCATTTTTCTTCCTTTGAAAGAGGTATTCTTCATACTCAGTCCTATTATTATTTAGGATTGCGCCAGTAGCTGTATCTCTAACTAAACTGGCATGTCCCTCAACCTTCAAAAAATCATTCATATTATGGGCAAGCAATTAAACGGAAATCCTTAATAATTGGTACGGCTGACGTATTAGTAGAAGTCATAACCAATTTTACCTGGATCGTATCAAACGAAGACATACCTGTCAATGTATATGTAATATCGCTAAAAGTTGGATTCCCATTGTCAACCTTAACAACACTACTATCGGGTGTCATTAAGATATATTTAGCTGGTGTTAAATTAGATGCATCACCAGTACACGATTTGTAATATACTGCAACATTGGCTTCAGCAGGGATATTTGCGCTTATCATAACACGCATATAAGTTGATGCATTTGCAAACTTAACAGGAGTAGTTACATATTTACTAATAGAACTACTTCCAACTGGAGCAATCTCGTCGGCGAATAGAATTCTAGTAGTTACAGTTGTACCAGAAACGGCAGCCTCACCAGTAAAGGTTGTATTTAAAGTAAGAGTTCCAGTGGTTCCATTATCCGTAAATCCAGTAACTAAGAAAGTTCCATTATTTCCAGAAGTAGTTGCACCAGAGATAGTTACATATTTACCGATACCGATACCAGCCATTGCAGTTCTAACTGCAGAAACTGTAGAAGTTATAGTTCCGCCAGAAACAAAAGTAAAAGCACCAGTAGAATATGAGAAAGCAGTAGATAAATCTAATGGATCCAAGTTAGTATTAGACTGAGTCGGAGAGTTAAGTTTATTACTAACTGCAATTAAACTTGTACGAGTAGTATCAATAACAGGAGAAACTGCATCATTTGTAGTTGATATTAGGGCAGCAAAAGTTAATGATTTATTACCAGAAAGTAAAACATTCTCATTACTCTCAGAACAAATCATTCTTGGAGAATAGAAAGTATTATTCTGATTTCTTAGCGCAGGAGAGAACCCTGAATCAATTACGTTTGGAGTTTGGCTACCATCAATAGATTTACCAGAAGTGGTTTTAATAGAGAAAGTAGAAGTTGTATCAGAAAAATTCTGCATCTGAACATATGGGTTTACTATGTCAAACTGGACATTTCTACTTGCTTTTACTAATGTACCACCAGTATATCCAGAAGTTGTTGCGCTAGTTGTAGAACTAAATGTATAACAATTCATATCTACATTACTGATAATATGATTAGTATATATTTCAACAGCAGGAATGCCATTAATTGGGGCAACATATTGGAAAGCAGCACCAGTAACAGCAACACCAGCATTAGAACCTAGTGTTAAAGAAGTATCGCTTGCAATAGCAGAAACAGAACCAATTAAAACATCCTGTGAATTATACAAAGCAGAACCGACTGCTAGTTCAGTAGTAAATGCAGTTCCTACACCAGTAACAGTTGCGCTGCTAGTTGAGGCAGTAATAGTCCCAGTTCCTGGATCATTAGCATTAACTGCAGAGATATCTACAGTTGAACCAGTTGGCATGCCATGATCATAATGCCACACACGAACTAAATTAGATCCAGAAATAGTTTCGAATGGATTATTATCTAATGTGTCGTATGGAAGAACGTCATTGACAAATTCTACATCACCAACAACTGAAGTGTTAAATTTTGCGCGATTAATAGTGAACTTAATATCAGCATTATCGTCAGCAGTCCAAGTAGATGCATTCTGTGATTTAAACATTACACCAGCATATGGTTGCTCAGAAATAGTTCTACCAGATCCAGGGATTTGATCACCCATATACGATACCCAAACATTATAACCATTTGAGTCCGACTGAAGAACAAAACAATATTCTGTTGCATCTTGTAAATACACTGGGCTCTCAAACGTAAATCTGGTTGGAGTATCATAACTATGTCTTTGAGAATTGTCTGGCATAGCAACATAGTTTGCAGATAAGTTTACCTGCTCTGGGCGTAAAGTTACTACGCTAAATGGTAGAATAGTCTTACCTGGAGTACCATTTACCATCTCACGAACTTGTAAAGTAACTGGCATTGAACTATCTTTTGTAGCAAAGAAAATATCAATAGAAGTTATAAATGCTCCACCCTTTTGTTGAACCAAGAAAGATTGAGCAAGTGGATCATACCAAACACCACCACTACCAAGTGTTTTAGTAGAATCCTGCCAGACAGTTTGATTACCAGAAACTTGTTCAGTAACGATTTGTCCATTTCGAACGGCATTAACTGTTTTCTGAGTACTATTTAAAATACCAGTTGCTTCATAAGTAGCAATACCACGGGAAGTATAATCTCCAGCGTAAGTTGATACATCCTTTAATGAAAATTCTCTTTTACCAGTTCTAAAACGAACTGAATCAGTTTGTGGAATATTGAATATAAACTCAACATCACCACCAGCAGTAGTTACTAATGTTGTTGGTGTAGTTACAGAAACTACAACACCTTGAGCACTACTAATCGAACCAGAGATTGTATCATCTTTAGTAAAAGAACCTTTGATATTTACAAGACTTAAACAGTAAGCATTATTAGCATCAATGTAAACATTAACGACAACAGCAGAAGCAGTCCCTGCTCCATTACTAATAACATCACCTGCATTAAGACACATCTGAGCATCACCAAGGATTCTTCGTTTCAATTCAGATGCTTGCCCACCTACGTTTGTTTTATAATCAAAAGTACCTGACGATGGTGTGTATATCATTTTAACTGCAGGAGTACAGTAAGAAGAAACATCTACACCATCAAAATAAGGATAGAATCTAGTTGATGGCTTCAACTTATGTGCTTGAACAAGAATATTTCTTGAACGAATATACGGGATAACTGCAGTAGAAACTGTAACATCTGAGACTGTTTCATAATCAGTTTTAAGAGCAAGTTTAGTTTCAATACCACTTCTCGATTGGCCGACTTGAGTAGCAGTAGTTTGAGTTACTGTATAACTACCAGCATAACGTCCCCAACCACCATTTAAACTAAAATTACCACCAGTCGCCCCTCTTGCTGCAGCATATCCAGCAGCAGCTCCATTATATTGTACTGGACCAGCAATACTTACTCCAGTCCATTCAGTTTGCCATGCGTTCCAAACAGTTCCAAGAGCTCCAGTTCTTTGAGCCAGATTTAAAATGGTGCTGTAATTACCTTCAACTTGCTGGATAATATCTGGCAGACGATTTACTTCAAACCAATCATCAGAAGGAGGATTTAATTGAACATCACCAATAAAAGTAAAGATAGCGAATGGATTAATATTCTCTAAACGAGAAGCATACTGCTGAGTAATTAATGCAGTGGTTGTATATGGTAACGTAATAATGTCACCAGTTAATTGATAGTTGGCTGATGCTCTTGCTGAATTGTTAGAATACTTTTCTAGTAAATTAACATTGTACTGCGAATAGAATGGGCGTAATTGATTTTGCTCCATATCAATAGAACAAAGATAATCTTGTGATTTACTATTTGCTAATTTACTTCCACTAAAGTTATCAACAACAAAACCATTTTTCATACGATCAAGACCACTGGAATCAGTAATCTTTAATGCTTGAGTTTCTTGCTCTAGTAGTGAAAGAGAAGTATAGTATTCAAGATTATTAATTCTAGATTCTAATCTTCCAATATCGCGCATAGTATATCGTTTATTATCTACCTTTCTAGCAGATATATTAGTAGCATCAGCACTAAATGTATATGCAGTTAGATCTAATGTATATAATACCATACCCAAATCTGGGTCTGATGGATATCCAGGTGTTAATGAAGAAACCCCAGTTATATCAAAAATATTACCATTAATGTCTACCGCAATCTTATCTTTTCTTGGTAAATAGTAACTATAATCAGCAGTAGCTGCTTGACCACGTTTTGGTATAGCAGAAACAATAGAACCAGTAGAAACAAAGTTTTTAGATGTTCCTGAAGATTTATTGGCAACACGTGGACGGAAATCTAATGAATCTCTTAAAGTTGGTGAGATCGTTTTATAATCGATATTACTATAAGAGTTAACATCAAAATAATCACCAGCTCCATGTTCAAAATATTGATATGTTACTTTAAACGGATTTGAAGGGGCAGCAAATGACGGATTTAATGTTAAGGATGCCCAATCATAGTAAGTAGTTTTCTGACCATTATCTACTGTAAACCTATCAGAGATATCAACAGTGTATGCGCTAGAAGATGGAGTAGAACCCCACGCAGCACCTGGAGCCATCATAATACTTACAATTTTAAACAAGTCTGGTTTATCTAAGTAAATAGTAGATGCTTGTGCGGTAATTTGAGTATTGAATACTTCAGAAGTATTTGTAAGAGTTTTAGTTTTCTCAAATCCTGCGCCATTTCTAATTACTACTGCAATAACAGAAATAGAATGACCAGACTGAGCACTAGGAACAACAATAGTGCAAGTTGATCCAGATGGGCTAATTGAATCTGGTACAATAATCGCACCACCTGATGTGGCATCATTATCAATAACAGTATAATTAGTTTGCTCAGATGCTGGAGCAAATGTACCTGATGTGCTTAATGTTATAGATGTTCCAGTTGCAGTTTGAGTAAATTTTTGGTAACAGTAGTAAGTAGTATTATTAGTTCCACCTGTACCAGCAGTTCGCATTGATCGAACTGCGTTATATGGTAATGGGAATATTAATGATGTTTTATCTGCTTCTAGAATTTGAGTAGTACATCTAGCGATAGTCGCACCAGTTACTGTAATTGAAGTATCAACAGTAATAGTTCCTTGAGCAGAAACTGTGGCTACTTTACGATAAGAACCACCAGTTCCACCAATTAAAACTAAATCGTTTACTTTTAAATCAGTTAGGAAAGAAGTTCCAGTACCAGTAATAGTTGTGCCTGAAGCAGTAACTGAACCAATCAATTGTGTAACTACTGGGCTGATATCAGCAGTAAAATTTAAATTTGCATCTGCAGGAACAGTATATGCTAAACATTTAACATCAGTATTAAATGCATATCCTGGATTCATTTGAACATCAAACAAACCAAGTTTATAAATTGCTGAATATCCAACTGGTAGACCAGTATGCCATTCCATATAACGAGCACGAGCATATCCAACAATAGTTCCCTGTGGTGATCCACGATTTGAAGAACCAGTAATTGCATTATAAAGTGTAACTTGCGCTAGTTCTTCTACCTTTGGTAAATTATTTACATTGGTAACTAATACATAATTACCAACAGTAGTATCAACTACTGAAGCAGTTGCTTGGACATATGTGCGTGCTTTATCAACAGGAATATATGTTACCGCAGTTTTTTCAATTTCATATCCATGAACATATGCTTTACCTGCCTCAATACCAACAGCAACCTGAGATTCATTGCCATTTAAGTAGATACCACGATTGTATGCTGGTGCAGTATCATACTGCCAATTAACACCAGTTGCTCCTGGACCATCATATGCAGAAGAAGTAGTATGAGTCGGAGGAGTTGTTACTGAAGTTGCGCTATTTAAAGCAGTGTATGTAATACCATTATATGTAACAATGTCACCAATTAAATAAGCAGTATTTTGAGCCCAAGTTCCACGATTATTATTACGATGTTCACGAATATCAATATCGAAACCACGAACAGAATAATCTCCAGACTCATCATATGTACGACGAGCCATTTCATCAGCAAGTAAAGAGTATTGAGTTTTATCAACAATAGTTTTAATTGATCCATCTGTAACACGAATTAATTCTACAAAGTTAGAATCTGATGTTGAGTTAATTCCAAGTTTAGTTAATGTTAAATCAATGTAATAACGATGTGCACCTGGAGCAGCATAGTTATATGAGTTTTGCGCATTGTCTAAAAGAGTTTCATCTTGTTCTGGAGTAATAATTTCTTCAGAGACATTTAAACCAATACGATATGTTGGAGTAGTTGTATATTTGTCAAGAACAATAGTTTGAGTATCAACTAAACAGAAATGACCATTGATATAATAGACACCCTGATTAACTGTTGCAAGAGAACCTTTACCAACAGATCCAGCTCCACTTTGAATTTGAACTGAATATACTGAATCATCAGTAATTAATACTTCATTAGCAGCAAAAGTTTTAGTTGTAGTATTTGTACCAGATACAGTATAGTTCAAATATAGTGTTGTTGGGTCGCTGGCTTCTGCGCTTTGACAAAGAGTAACTGTAGCCTTTACACCAGAGGTTTGACCAATTAAGGTTTTACCTTTTAAATTATTTAAAAATGTTTCAACTGCTACACTATTATACAAAGGTTGCAATTTTACATAATCTGCACCAGCTCCAGGCTGAGTACTGGTCTGAATAGATGCTTGTCCAGGGATAACCATAGCACCCTGTTTAAATATCGCATCTCCATGACGTTTAATTTGATTCTGCAGAATACTCTGCATTTGAGTTAGTTCGCGAGCCTGAACCGCAAAAGATGGACGATAAAGAATACGATAAAACTTTTTGGCTTCATCATAATCATCATTATACGGTTCGGTATTGAAATCTAGCATTCTTTTACTCTTTAAGTTATTTGTTTATTTATGTTAGAAATGTATAACAGTTCTTAGAGTCACGTTCTGATCAGCAGTAGGGGTAAAGGCTACTTTGTTGTCAATAAACAACATATGTCCAGAATATTTATCTGCGTTTGGAGGAGTTACACCAGATGCAGAAAAAGTATTTCCAGCAGCATTTAAAAATACATTACCAACAGCAGGAACTGCATTATCTAATGATTGTAATAAACAACCAGTTGTCGTAAGAGCAACAATCCTAAACAATGGACCAGTTGAAGAACCAAGATTAACTGCCATATCTTGGGTAAAATTAGTAGTATCAATATATGCAGTCACTACATAACAAGCAGAAGCAAGAGAACTTGCTAAGTTACCATATGCACCAAATTGACGAGGGTTTTTAATAATACCCAATTGACGGAAGTCGTTATTTACAGTAAACCCTTGATTAGTATCTTTAGATACGTTACTGTAGAACATTAGGGTTTTAGCGAACATACCAGTAATTGGATCTTTACCGTGGCCACCAAATGGAGCCATTACACCACGAGCAACAGCACCTGTTCCCGAACCCTGATCGAACGCAACTTTACACCAGCGATAACCAAGTCCATAGTTTGTAACTTCAATCTTTTTTATTGCTCCATTATACACATGAGCAGTAGCAGCAGCACCTGTTCCATCACCAGTAATAGTTATAGGAAAATCTGAACCGTAACCATATCCACCAGAGATAACTGGATAAGCCATAATACGACCATCAGGTGTTAGTAGTTCAGTATTGGCTTGC